ACTTCTGGAATATGATTGGAAAGAAATGTTCCATCTGTTCGTCTTTCAGCAGTAGAACCAGCATCAGATTGAAATTGAATGGAAGATACTGGATTTCCACTTGAATCACGAAGTCTTGCGCTGTCGTACGATACTGGCATATCTTGAGTACTACCAGTAGATGCGATATTTCTGGCGTCAATATCACCCAAAATGGTCACATGAGTGTTTCCACCCAATTCTCTATCAAAGTTTGATCCCAGAAAAAGGTTTGGGAATATGGATGCAGCACTACCACCAAACCCACTGGTCAAAAAGATCACCTCGCCACCAGTGAATGTAGATCCGGGGTAATTTGTTTCAGTAAGATTTGGATAGATTGAATTGGCCAATATATAGCGCTCATTATACGCATCTCCAAGATCAATCTGCGTCAGGTCAAATAATGACCCAAGCGAATTGTCTGCTCTAGCGTGTAGGGTTCCGTCAGAAACTACTTGATCTTCATTGCCAAATAATTCACGTAATGCGAGATTATTTGTTCCAAATCCACCAAAGCTATTACGCATATCGATAATAATACTCTCACAATCCAAATCGGTGACGAGATATTTGGTCATTGCCGAAAAGATACTGACTTTGCTTTCTCTTGGGTCTCGTACTCCTCCTTCAGTTGCCAATGGAGCGAAATCAATTCGACTTGTCAATCCATACCAGTCATCCTGTACAAAATCTGCATTGCGAATATATCCAAAATTTCTGCCACCAGTGTATGTGGGATCTATCCGTGCAGCAAATTGATTACCTTCCAGACTGCTCAGTTCAATAGCACTTAAAGTACTATATTTTGCCCAGGACGGACTATTGGGATGGACATTGGTGTGATGAAACGAATATCCATCGGGTGGTAATGCACCTTTATCAACCATCACCCCATCAAACGAATCACAGCCACCGGTTTGAGAATCGTATAAAAATGCGAGAGCTAGATTATCTGAGTCCGTTCTAGTGTTTCCTACACAACCATAATGGAGAAATTTAACATCTGTCAAATAATTCTCCATTGGTACGTCATAATAGTATTCCGATGCAGTATTTAGAATATCGTCATCAATCCGGACATCATAACGGTTATTTTGATCAAGAATTACATTTCCCTCAATACTAACATCAGTGAAGGAATTCCAAATTTGGCCGAATGCAAGCATTTTTGAAGCGCCGGTATAAAATCTACTAGCCCCGAGGTATCTTCTGGATTGCACACGTGTCCTACTTGATGTACCGGCGGCCAGTTGGGATGCAACTTCTGCCCAGGTTTCCAGAGGAGGTGCAGTACCAAACCCAGTCGGTGTTCTAGCAGCTTCATTCAAATAAACCCACCATCTAGTATGATACGCAATCTTTAACGAATTCAAAATCCAATAACTAAATGAACTTATAGTTTCTAGGTATTCAGTCGCAGATGTGATGGGTCCATATTGTGTGGTCACTTGGCATGGTCCAAACAATGTTGCCAACCCAGTACCAGCATCCTTTGACAATGCTGAACTATCAAAGAAAATAGTAAACTCATAGTTGTGTGAACGAGTTGCGATACTTCCACCAAAATCTTGGAAATTGGCGTCTGGTGCTGGATTGAAAGGTGTGTTTGCAATACTCAATAAATGTTGTCCATTCATAGCAACCCAATCACCGGTACATCCACTGACTGTTACTCGAGCAGGTACCGTTATATGTGGATCCAGTGTCGTACGAATCTTTGTCAATCCATCAGCCACATTATGTGTATAAAATATTTGAGTGATATCAGTAACGTGGGTTTTTCCAGTGTCTATAATTTCGTCAAGTAGCGCTTGAGCAGCAAATATACCAACAAATTCAGGATTTTCAACTTCGGTTGCTAAATGCTGATTGTGTGCATATATAAGCCTATTTACTGCGGTTCTCAGAACACGCCTTGGGTCATCTGGAGATGTGTCGTCAAGAGAACCCGTATTTGATGGTATTATTGCTGGTAGTTCAGCTTCTGTGATTTTTGTATACACATGAACCCCGTAGACTACAAGAGTACTACCATAAGGTGACTTTACGGCAGTTTGTGTCAAAAATCCGTCCTCATGAATAATAGTGTGTCTTGGTATGGCATATTGAATGTCGTCATCAACTATATTTGACATTGTAGTTGTATCCCGCGGATAACGAACTTCTTGTATTGGTTCAGATGGTTGATATGGGTGTGTTACAGTACCGGCATACCCTGTGATAATGGGCGGGGATTTAGTCATATCTATGCGAACGTATGGAACTCCATCTTTGTAAGATAAAAGATTTCCTGGTTTTACGACAGTACGCCATAACCCATGGAACGGGTTGGTATCTTCTGGTCGTTCAGGATCAATACAATGTATTTGTTCCGAATCAGTACAAAATACACTACACGGATCGCGTCCAACAATATGCACAGAATCTAAAAGTGGTACATGGAGTGTAACACAACACGATGTCGACTCGTCAGTTTGATGAAAACGCAACAAATTCCATTTAGAATCAACATCAAATGTGGTAGAACCTTCAAGCTCGAGAGTATGTTGTTTCGTAGTTGTAGAACATATTTTAAACGTTTTACCGACATATTCGGTTAAATCAGAAGGTAATGTCATGGCTATACCACCAGCAACATATCGCATGTTTACGGGTCTAACTAGTATGTAATCAAATCCACCACTATATGCAAAATCTTTTTCATATGATACAGTCACCTTGTCACCAATACTTAATACAACGTCAGTAACCAAATCCGATTGGAATGGATCGCCAGCAGTTGTTCCACCACCAGTAAATTCAGCAATTAAAACGTCATTTTTGCGTACGACAGCATAATCCCAATCAAGTTCGATAGTTATGTCCAATTCAATGTCAACTATAACGGACTCGGCTCCGACTGGTAAAGATGCAGCAGACACTGAAAATTCAATAGTTGCTATTTGATTGTGTAACAATGGGGTGACATCTGGGTCGTTATTACCAAAAAGACCCCTAAATACAGGATCAGGAGTTCCAAATTGTACCCAATTCACGCCACTACCACGATCAATAATGGTGGTTGGTCCAGCGGTTTCCTTGAGGATTAATCCATTATCTAAATCAATTGTAGTATATGACCCGACACTAGCAGTATCCATAGGTGCTGGTACCGGAGGCGCTACAATTGCATTTGCATCACCAAGTATATTTTGAACATCATGTGTTGAAGGAATTACGCCGGCAACCGTGTGCTCCAATACCTTTGAACAAACAGATTTTGTGATAACTGAACCAGTCATCACAAACGTATCGTTTTCACAAGAAATGATGGAATTTTGAATATCATTGATGTTTCCATCACTTATTACGATGGATTCTTGAATATCATTGATGTTTCCATCAATTATTACGATGGATTCTTGAATATCATTGATGTCTCCATCATTTATTACGATGGATTCTTGAATGTCTTTGATGTCTCCATTATTGTCAACTACTTTACCAATAGCAATTCCACCCAATACGGTGGCGAGAAGTATTCCAAAAACAGAAAGTACAATCGCTATTCCGGACGAAGGACTCGGAGAAATACGAGTATAACCTCTTCTTTGAGAATTCATTTCTTCTTATATCAAATAAATCATTTATAATTAATAACTATTATTTTTATTCAATGACATTTGTCCAATCATCCATTCCGGTGTCCTTTTTGTACTCTGTGATCCATAATTGAGCTTCATCTTCAGTTGTAAACACTGGTTGGTCAATGGGGGATACTCGATGTTTCTTGGTTGGATGAATCATATGCACGTGAAACGTCTTGTCGATGAAAATTTCATCAAATCCATCGAGATCGTTTGCATTGAAACATTCAATAGCTCGTTTGCGCTTGATTTCACTCGTTGTACATATAGAGCGAAGTCTATCAGTGTCAGTCATGATATCTTCCTTACAATCTTCTTGGAATTCTTCTTGGAATTCTTCTTCAAATTCATCATCCTCTTCAATGTCCATATCTTCTTCCGATGATGATGAAGACAAATCTTCGTCAGTGTACTCGACGTTTTTCAACATTTTTTCACATTTTGATAATTGTGAATGCATCAATTTTGCCTCTGAATGAGTATATGAATTGTTTTGACGTTCATACAGTGTGGTGCTCTCCGTCTCGTATTTAGACACTTCGCTTGATGACGGTTGAGTGGATGACCACCGGCGTTCTTTTCCACTCAGTATGTGAATCCTCGCATCAAAGTTGTCAGAAACACAGTCCAAGCAATGACTGGCCACTTGAACTGTTGTTTTCTTGTTGCACGCGGAACAACTGAGAACTTTTTGTTTCCGTTTTTTTGCCGGTGCTGGCTTCAAATTGTTGACATGGTGCTGCAACTCAGAAACATTGAACGAATTTTGATCTCCAATTTCTGCAAGTAAATAATGGCACCTGGCAACAATACCAGCAGTTTCTGGGCTGTTTTTGGTGTCCAAGAACTGTGATACTTTTGCAATGTAATCCGCAAGTTGGGCATCCTTGTACACAATTTTTTCAGACCACTGCGAATTAACTGCGTCAACAAATGCAGTCATCTGTTTGAGTAGTGGGGAAATTGTTTTTTCAGTTATGGTAGAAATTTTTCCGTCAATACTAACAATACGCTTGTTCAATGCTCCTGAACCAGGTGTTCCCTTGATAGGTACAACTGTTTTCAACGTGGTATACTTTGTAAGCATATCATTGAATGATGTTTGTTTGGCCAATATTTTTTCAATCAAAACAACAAACTTGTCCACCGACTTTGGATCAACCATTGCTTTCTCGTATGCTTTCTTGACCTTCTCACTCTTGTATACATCATCGATGGTGTTGTATTTATCCATAAAATCCATTTGTAACCCTCTTTTAAAAACTAAAACTGATTTATTCAGACTGAATTTATTTTAATAATTGCTGTTTTGTAAAAGTGAGATCTATTCTCGGCTTCATTCTTGGAGTATCTCACAACATAGGGATGTTTAGACATTTGATCCAATATTTTTTCAAATTCCTCCCAGCGCGGACTAGGTGGCTTTTTAGGTAAATCAAGTGTTAGAATTGCTATCTGATATTCTTCATACAACTGATTCCAATCATATTCTTCATAAGCTCGCAATAATTGAATCCTTGATACACGCTGCTTGTTTGGAATGAAAAGTCCCCGTTTTAGTTCTTTTCTGGCAGCTTCTTGTTCTTCAGATGAGCTAGCACTGTCTTTTAAAATATTATACGAAGTAATCATCTATACTTGATACCTGTAATTAAATAATTTACATTTATATTGTATTTAGGTTGAACTTTTAGGTTGAACGTCCTAAGACCGGACGGGTCTACCGTCGTTTGTATATATGTTCATTTGAAAAAGTTTGGCCTATCCTCTATCAAATCAGCGCAATAAAGACATATACGATGTTCTTGTACATCAACAAGTGATCCTTTTGTGTTTTTCTCACATAAACAACATATGCATGGTTGTTGATCGGTACTATCATCAAATAATCTCATTGTGCCATTAACGTTGATTGACCATATACGAGGGATATCATATATATTGGTGTAAAATGGCAAAGTATCCCAATTTCGTATTTCCATGATTTCATAGTCCGGAGCTGGTCCATCAGGTGGTTCAGGAATATACGGCCATATCATTTGATAGAATACATCTCGTGAAATACCAGATAATATTCGCAATTTATATCGAACAACAGCCACTGTATCCATTTATTAATTTCATGTTTAAAACGGTTAATAATGAACTTTGAGCCTGTATCTAGTCAAACCCTGTTGGATGATCACCGAAGAGGTCATTTATTAATGTACCAGAAATTGAGACAAGTGGCTGCTAAACTGTATATTTTGCTTCAATCAGATCATCTACAGCAAAGAGACTTGAATGAAATGCAACGGTTCCATGACAATTATTTGACCTGTTTTGTTCAAGATTATCCAATTATTAGCACACATTATAGGCTTGGTACAAAGGGTGGTTCACTGGCTATGCACATATTCATGGAGTTGTCTAGGGCTCACTGGTTGTTGTCGTACAAAAAACTCGCGGATGAAAAACACACTATTTTGAATAGTGCAGCTGTTTTAGACAATGTTCCTATGCAACTGTTTTCATTGTCAAATTGTGCATCAGAGTTTTGGCAATCAACCGATAAACTAAGTATATTTAAATACGGTCAACGGGAAGTCATAGATGCACTGTTGATGATGACGCGACGAATCAATGAGATGCCTTTTCAGGAAGATACGTTGGATGATTTTCGGAAACTTGTGCATATATTGTACACTAGAAACAGTGTATTCTGTTGCCAGACGTGTTCGTTGGCTGCGCTGAATGTCGAGGAGATGCGAGATGAACTACCAGATGGCCAGTACGTTGCAAACAGGGATTATATCAATTTATGCTCGATATACTTTAATTGTTTGTTTAGAAGATTATACTATTTCGACAAATTGTCAGACAATATCGAAGTTGTTGTTCTGCCGGATGACTCTGCTGAATGTATAGAACACTGGGTTGAAGCAGATATTTGTCATTCGCTGGGAACAGAGGGTATTGAAGATACCTATGCGATGGCTTGTGACCGGTCTTTTGATTTCCCTGGGGACGAGGAATGGTTTAAATACAAATACCCAGCTCGTCCGTCTGAAAAGGGACCTATTCTCGACTGTATACGCCCGGTGCAGGCAAAAATGTATTTCAGTGCTGGAATGATTACAAAAGATCCAATATTGGCTGCCGCGCATGGATTCAGAGCTGACCACCAGGGTGTATCTGCGCGATTGTTTGTACTGATGGCGGTAGACCAGTGGTTTCGCAGTGTATATGGAGCTCAGTGGTTGAACGCCGTGTTGATTAACAATAGTGATATTGAAATTTCGGACGTAAAACTTCGCAAGTGTAAGTTCCCATGTTTACTACAAGTATTGACTGGATTCTGGGTGTATTCTAGGGGCAAGATTTATCCAACGAATAATATATATCAAACAGTGTACATGTGGTTTTATATTCTGCAGCGAGACTACAGTGGAAAATTATTGCAAATAGATTTATCGGCACAGTTGAAAACACTGTTAACCAGCAGACAGGATATAGATAAAGAGTATCTTTTATGAACTTTGGATTCGACAAGAAACAGGGTACACGGCTAAACACACAACAAGTGGCCGATGTCTACGAACTATACTTTGGAATGCCGTCGATAATGATGAGTCGAAATGCATTTGTGAGCATGGTTATCGACTGTCCGCCGAGAATTGTGCTAAAGAACCACCCGGAAATTGAACAGTCACTGCTGTTTGCCGACATTATGGCAGAATATTATCTACCGTTTGGACACCAAATATACGACTGGATAAAGTTGTACGGGATATACCCGTGGTATTCCAAAAAAATCAAGGGAACATCATTGATGAAACCAATCATTCCACCGCTAAACAGTGGATACATTACAACGGATGTAAACAAACAACATGAACAAATTTTCCGGTGGTTTTGGAACGGTGAAGGGAAACATGACAGGCGAATGAAGTTTAGATTCAAGAAATGGAACACTCAACCGGATATACGCGGGAATTTGCGTTCTGATCTCGTATCTATACTTTCAGAGTACAAAACTACACGGATTGTACGCGATGCAACCGAAGTTGCAGTATATCATCAAGCGAGGCCACAACATGTGTTTGAATATAAACCACCAAGAAATGCACCGGGAGATGACAATTTGACCACAATGGAATCATTCTCCGACGATATCGCCGGTATCATACAAGATAGACAGGAGGGTATGCGTGCAAAGAAAATGAATATACGCACAGACTCGGTTAAACGAGGAGTGATGGAGACAATTGCGAGGAATCAGCACATACAAATGAGATTTGGTTCACATCCGGTGTTGCGGTCTGAAAGTAAGGGAACGCGCTGGGAGCGAGAAAATGCAAGTTTATTGGACAAAGCTATACCGTTGCAACCGGATTTTGTATACAAGGCGGCTGCAATGCCAAAGGTGTCGGTGGATTTGGACAAGATGGCGAAACGTCTTGATACCGCGCTGGCTGCAATCATGGAATTCCCCAGACAATTGATAGAGGCCCCTTCTGGAAACAGAAATGTAAATGATGGTTCAAAACAATTCTTGAACGCCAGGATAAAGGATTGGAACCATTACTTGGCGAAAGAACTAAAATACGTCTTTATGACGATACATGAACAGGATTTGGAGGCTGGTTTCGACGTGCTGATCAAAGCTAGACGTGAACGTGAAGATTACACGCCAATGCACGTGAACGACGAGGTGGAAATTGTGATGCCATGTTCAACGATAGCAGAATACGCAGATTTAAAGGAAATGCACATGGACGGAATAATGAAGAAGGAAACATTCGCACAACATGCATTCTCAATCTACGGACTATCCCCAGAGGATATAACCGTGCAAGAATACCCAGATAATTACCCAAAGGAATTGTATAATCCACACCTGGCTAAAATGAAGGAAAAACCCGCTAAAAAAATAAATGAATAAGGGTATTCTCGATGAAATTGGTTACAACAGAGTGCGTATAGATGGACGTGATCTATACAATGCTGGTTACACGATAGAACCACTGTACATATTGATATTACAATTGCTGAAAGACGCCAGGAAACAACATTTGATTGGTGCCGACACGAAATTGGCAGAATTACAGTACTTGATGACAAGAGGAATATAATAAATCCCATTGCTTTGTTGAACAATTCTAGGTGAACATTCTAGTTGAACATTCTAGTTGAACGACGGAGGGCCCGTCCGGCCTTAGGACTATTGGGCTAAACAAAAACAAACCAAAATTCGAATAAATCGTGATTTTCAAACAAGTTGAGGGCGTTATGAATTGTACTTTTGATCCGTTTCAACAAGCTGTGTACAATAGTTTGATTAGTCTTCCGAGATGTATTGATCAAAGCTACATTGAAGACCTCAACAAGACGGTTCCTGGAATTTTTGGAAAAAACAGATTGTCCGACGTCGCGTACGAAGTAAACAAGGGGAAACGCAAACGTGGTGAACCAACGAACTGGAACCCTGCAGCTAACCCACTTGTTGTTACAATTGCGAATGTCGATATTTCGTCGAAAACTATTACACTTTTCGTTGCCGCAAGTAAAAGATCGAAAACAACAAAGGATGCAACCATTGTCCGTGTGTCAAATGATACCATTGAAACCATGGACCAGACCTGGTTTATTGATCATTCAAAAAAACGCGCCCTGGAAAAGTGGGATTTGTTGACTGGTTCATTCGCCGAAGAATTGATCAATTACAAGTCAATGTTGGACACGGATGAAGAAATTGATCAAGTTGACATTATGTTTATGAATACTACCTGGTTACATCAACGAAAAAAATGCAGAAAAATATACGAAAATAATTTGATTTAAACATTTATTATTGTAATCTTCTGGGGTCTTTTCCCGATGCTCTGCCATAGTACAGAGCCGTCATTAGTGCAATAAGCAAATCATCCTGTTTGTGTCCCTGTTTTCCCGTCAATTTTTGACTGGTTCCATTTGGATTGGACTCGTAGTGGTATATTTCCATTTGTTCTCTCAGCAGTGATTTTGTTTGATCAAGTGACCGCTTGGTACCCGTGGTGAAACATTGAGCGTCAAACAATATGTCGGAGTTGCGCAGTTTTGAATCAAGTAGATATTGATAGAGATCTGTCTTCTTCTGGTCCTTGTTTACGCCCGGCCTTTTTTCCGTTTGCCAGTATGTTTTCACATCCTGTCTGTTTTTGATCATATTTTCCATGTGTGTTGCCTCATTTCCCAGGTTATTTTCCGGTATAAACACCTTGGTACATCCCTTGAATCTATTTAAGCTATTTATCTTGTCAAAGTGTCTACGGAGAGTATTTTTGATTTCTTGGTGTGTTTTCACGGCCTCGCTGTCCAGTCCCAGTATCTTTTGTAAAATGAATAGGGAAGAATTAGATATACATAGAAACAGATGTAGTGCAGATCCAATGTACAGGATATTGATGTTTCCCGAGTCAAAGGATGAAGAATACGGACAATGCTTTATAGATGAACTGTTGGGGTTGGCCATACAGTATATACAAAAAAGATATGGACCAAAGTTGATGGTCGGTAAAGTGATTAAACGCACGTTCGAGTTGATACAGTCTACCGGAGACCAGACAATAGAAACAGACTACACCATCAAACAGTTTACACTGTTGTTTATCGTGCAACATGAACGAGAATTTGCGAGTGAAATTGAAAAACATTACACGGATGGTGGTTTGTTTGGAAATGAGGGCAAGAAACAGTTTAGAATTTTCATGTGTAAAATGAAGGAATTCGTCGAACAAACGCTAAACTTTGCATACCACAAGTCAAACATTGTGACAACAATTGACAATTTTGTCATGGAAGCGCGAAAACAGTACATTATGGGACCAAGGAAATAAAACTTACTATAAAACGCGTATTTACGTCGAAATAGCCGGAAACAATGGCCATTTGAGAAGGACCCCCGCCATTTGGATCAACTGCTACGTAGACATGGTCTGGAGAATACTTGATGAATGCTGGCGTTGCATCGTACATCATCTTGATGTCTTCTTTGCGGAAACACGACGCGAAATCATCTTCAATGATGCCTCCAAATTCTCTGATGGCAGTACCGGGATCTGTTTTATAGAGTGATTTAAGTCGCTGACCTTTACGCGCACTTAGCCAATGTGCAGTTTGTTTGACGTGATTGCAAAGAATTTGTTTGTCTCGTTCCAGTTTACGACATGCCTCACATATCATGAAACAATCTACGATACGGAAAAAAGACCTACCAGTCTTGTCGTCTTGCAACTGAATCAGTTGAGAATAATAGTTGTCTGAACCCTCGGGACTACTCAGTGCAAGCAGTGCGGTGTTCTTCATCTGTAGGATAGGAAGAATGGTTTTGTAGAAAAGATTTGGGTCAATATGTGCGGCTATCCCACAGGGATAAACTTGTTAGACTATTGGGAAATCCAAACAGATATCTTGTACCTTCGTCAATGATGATGACATCTGCTCCAGTTCCTCTAGTAGTCTGTAAAAGAAAGAAATTCAAGTTAGAATATAAAGTAAAAAATTCTCTCTCTCTGTTCAACAATTGTTTTTAATAGTCCGTTTTGGCCGGACGGGCCCTACCGTCGTTCAATATAATTGTTCAACAGTTTAATTATATAAATCATCGGACCAAGACAATAATTGAAAATGTGGTTGGTGGTTTTGTTGATTAGTTGTATCAATGCAGTGAGTGTTCCATTACACAACTACCACACATCATTTGTTTCAACTGGTTTGGTTGTTGATGATGGAGATAGAGTTGTTGGAGATTGCTTTAATCCAACAAGACTCCATGTCCCTGTTAATTGCGGACCATTTGCAAACAAGATAATCAATGCGTTTAATGCTACCGCTGGTAATGTTGGAGTAACTATTGGTGGTAGTTTAGTTCGCACACAAATTATCATGTACATTCATCCCACACAAGCTATATCGTTACCAATTGACACCAAGGATTTTTTGTTTATATCTAGTTCATCTGAATACAGTGCGGTAGAACTCCACCATGAGTATACTGGGTTGGGTGGAATTGATTTAACTGCTACTGGAAACTCATTTGTTGTAGTGGGACTTGATAGTGACAAGTACGCATTGGTGGAGATTACTGTGTACGACACATTGGGGTCCCATCAGAGGATTTTATACGCCGGACCAAACAATATCCCAAGTAGCTATGACCTTTATATTCCATTTACGCCAAGTTCTGTATTTACTGATGTTGATGTAATTGAAATACGTATACGCTCAAACAATGCAATCTCAAATGTTCCTGGATGGGATGCAGTAGCTACTTCATTCACTATTGGAACTGCTACTGGTTGTACCTATGTTGAGGACTATGTACATAGTGAGTGGGACACCATGCCACCATGTCTTACGAGTGGAAATGCTGACCCAATCGCCTGTAATGCTGGATTCCCGGAGATTTCCTATTTACCGTTTTCATATGATTCAAAACACAGTAGACCTCTTCCATATGGAAATACGTTTAGTATGCATGAAGTTGGTCCAGAACCAACGACAAATTCGAGGAAATGGAGACTGTTGACGATAAATGCGGCACCAAACATTTTGACAAGAGGGCGTTTTAAAGACAATGAGTTTACGGGATTTCCATTTACGTCGATTATCAGCAACACGCTTGTATTTGATTTTAGAAGTGTGTCAGCTGGTACCAATCGTCTCTTTCGTTCGGCAACGTTTCACTATACCGTGGTCTTGGAGGACATGTGTATACCGGGTCAAAGTTTCACTGGTCCACAAATGATTGGGTTGGCTGCCGATTTAACAACACCAGTGGGAGCTCCTGTTGCTCCAAATGCAATCGTTTCTGGCATAACAGGTGGCTCATTGACGTACGTATTTGATGCTGGATCAAATGTGATGCGCGGAGTGTCATTTGATTGGTCAACATTCAGTTGTACTCCGACTGTTGACGCGCTTGATGACGAAGAGTTTGAACTAACAGACGAAACTTTTTGGTACACACTATCAGCGGATGGAGACTGTCCAATAACAGATTATGACACTCCATCAGTATGCAATAATCTCTTTGGAACTGTATTTTACGATGAAAACGGAGATGGAATCCAAAATAATGGAGAACTAATTGCCGAATACATTCCAGTACAAATCAACCACTTGACTGCTACCTCTATACTTGGTAGATATACCACTTCGTGTCTTGACGTAGGCTCTCAAATAAGTATCATGGTTTGTCCACCACCCGGGTACACGACGACAACTGGATCAAATCCATTGTATTACAATATAACGGATGTTTTCAACCAGGAAATCCCACCAATTGGTCTAGTACAACTTGATGGACTCTGTGGTAGAATATACAACGATTTAAACGGTGATGGTGTTCAACAATTGATTGAACCTGGGTTTCAAAATGTAACTGTTGAGGTTGTTTTTGACAATGACAACAGTACAATTACCTATGCAACAACTGATGTGTTTGGAAACTTTCTCATTGATCCAATTCTTGCTGGAAATCATACCCTAGACATTGTTGGGTTTCCCATGTTGAATTACAATCAAACACAGGGAGAGGAACCGCACGGTGTAACAATTGTTTATATGCCAAACAATACGAAAACTGGACCATACGGGTTTAATTTTGTTCCTCCACCAACCGAAAGTCCAACCGAAAGTCCAACCGAAAGTCCAACCGAAAGTCCAACCGAAAGTCCAACTGAAAGTCCAACTGAAAGTCCAACTGAAAGTCCAACTGAAAGTCCAACTGAAAGTCCAACTGAAATTCCTACCGAAAGTCTAAGCGCGGGAGTTATTGTTGGAATCGTACTTGGTAGTATTGCCGGTGTTACTGTTGTGATTCTTATTGGTGTATATTTGTATGGTAGTAGTTCAACTGGTGGTTCAATTAGATTGACAAGTAGATATCCAAGACGTTACGTTAGATTTAAACAATAAATTGTCTTTAATTTATTTCGTGTATTGTCTGTAGTTTTTCCCACTGGTCTTGGACTATTTTAGCCATTTCTTTGCCCGTTTTGAACGCAGAATACCTGACCTTGATCACAGTCACTGTTTTTGAAATTTCAGTCAAAAATATTTCATATCCAGCGTGCAAGTTGCGCAGATAATCTAGCGTAATGTCTGATTCGCATTCTCTGTTTCTAGACTTGATTCTCGACATACTTTCCTCCGGAGTTACATCCAGGTGAACAATCAAGTCTGGTTTGCGCATGAAATTGGACATGTTTTTAAACAATGATTTGTACGTTTCATAGTCTCTCTGTTCCATCATACCGGATTCCACCAACATACGCGCAAATATTCCATCCTCGTAGATGGATCGGTCCTGAACTGCACCGTGGCCTTGCCAAATGATTTGTTGGTGTTGTTCAAACCGTTTGTTCAAAAGGTACACTTGAAATCTGAACGAGTTTGCCTTCATATCAGCATAGAAATCAGCCAAGTATTCATTTTCTGCCACCGGTTCATAGTGAACAGGGACGTCCAGTTCCTTGGCCAATGATTCGGCCAGTGTTGATTTACCAGCCCCAATCATACCACTCATTGAAATAAATAAGCCCCTGTTAGACATTTTTATTTATAAAAACAAATTGGACAAATAATCATTTAAAAATGTGCAAGTTGAACAACAAGAATTTTGTGCAATGGTTGATTGGAACAACCATGTTTTTCATCATTATCGTGATTGTAGCGGCCGTGTTTACGGGCATAGCGTATTCCAATGCCAACTTTCCGTTAACGTCTAAAAGCTATAAATCATCGTGTCAATTGCAAGCCTTTCCACATGGCCACTCACTGGACGGTTCAGGGGCTCCAATGGCCATGACATTGCCCGCAGATTTGACCGATTACACCGGCAAAGAATACTCTGTATGTAGTACAACGGATCAACCACATACAATCACCATTGAAACAGTTGCATTTGGCGTGCAGACGTACTGGAACAACGGTTTGGTGCAAGGAACAGTGGTTACATTTGGGGGGTCAATTGGTGACTGTGTGCTGTTCAAAGTGGTCGACAAGGGACACATCACAATATTGAGCGCAGTAAATGTTTTGGTTTCACCCTGAAAAAAAATAATAAATGAAAATTATAAACAAGACACGGCGATGACAATATTAGTATTATTCAACTGAGACGATGTCGAAACGTGGTCTGAAGAATCAAAGAATTGGTCGCGATATGCGCCATGACGACGAAAAATTGGGAGAAGTTGCATGGAACCATTATTTCACGGCTCCATTCCAGAAACCAGAAGCGCCTTCTGTTGCTACAACCGCACTAGTTGCGATTTTCGTATTTTTGGGATGTCTTATCTATGGACTTGTGATGTTATTGGTTCTCAGTGATTTGAACCTTGCACCTAGTGCCCTAAATGCATTTATCCTGGCAGTTGTTGCCGGAACCTTCTTTCTTGTTCCTGAAATGTGGACCAACGAGCGATCTCTGAGAAACCATGTGCTTATTGGACTTCCATGGTCTATGGTTATTACGTCCGATTATGGACTTGTCACTGCTCTCGGTTACACTGTTATTCAATTTGGAGGATATGCTGCCGCTGGAGCTTTCGCCAAGGCTTTGGGAGTTACCACCAATGTACTTGCCGGGGCTGTTACTCCAACTTCCACCACTTCATTCTGGATGTCTGCATTCTCTGGATCTATTGTATTGTTTGCCTACGTGTACAACCAAAAGTTTGAACAACACCGTGAAACCGAGGGTGCCAACCACGCTCGTGCCGTAAAGAGTTCCGCCATGCTCATCTTTGGATTTACCCTTGCCCTCTTTGGAGCAGGAGCCGGAGCATTGAGATTCCTTGATGGTGGACTTTATTTTGCCAACTATGTTGCCGCTGGAGTATTTGACTTTAACTGGGCCCTTTACGTGTTTGGTATGCCATTCATCTGCGCCGCATTCAGTACCGTCCTTTATTTGATCGTCTACGTCATGCTGTGGTTGTCCGGAAACGCCGGTGCCATGGTTTACAGAGTATTCCCAACTTTCCCAGGGGCTGAGCGCAACGTTGTTGACCAAGGCGCGTACACTGTGGTTGACAACAACGCCCAGGTTTCATCTAGACTTAACGCCAGGCAGCGCCAGACCAATGGCCCCATCGATGCTACCTACTAAATAAAACAAAATGTTTATTGCCAACCACACATTACAACAACTGCAGTGATGAGAACTTTGTCTGAAATAGTGTCTGGATCTTCAACCACGTACGGTTGTAAATAATCGTCTATGGGTATATCATCTCCAATTTTAAAGAGAACACTGTCCACGTGTGTTGTCCATCCTTCTTTCCATGGTCCTTCTCTGTGAAATTCCAACAATTTTTTGTACTGGGTCTCAGATAAGGCATCTCTATCAATCCCGTACACAGATGGTTCTTCTCCTTCATTGCTCATTACAACAATCAATATCGACTTGGTATCACTGGGATTAACTTTCACACGTTTTGCAACACCCTCACTCATTTTTTTTTGCGTTTTATTCCGAAATTTGTCTGGTTTTGTTCTAATACAATGGTTTAGTTGAATAGTCCTAAGGCCGGACGGGCCTACCGTCATTTATCTGGAAATTCAACAGAAAAAACTTTTATTTTTTAAATGACAATGTCTAACCAGGAACCCAGCAACTGTGCCGAGTATATACAGTTTGCAGCGGCACAATAGTATGCATCCGACTCATCCCCGTACTGGTCTAGAGTTGAAACCATGCTGCCAATAGAGTGCGTATAGTCGGCCCATTGTTTTCTGGTGGCGTCTTTCAACTGTTTATCCACCAATCCAGCGTAGAAATCTGCCTCCAATCCTGTTATATGCTGTACCTTTTCGCGTGTTTTCTCCAAATGGGTGTCTAGAATGTAATCGCCGAGAACTTCAGCGTATCCCGTTACCAGCTGACCAGTTATCGATGCAAATTCATCCTCCTTTGACACTGGGCACAACAATGATATCCACTCGTCGTTCAATTTCGTAATGTGTGCCCACGTGCTCATTAGTAAACGTTTGTCGTTTTTTCTGTCAGCCTTGGCCAAGTGTATAAACCGAACGGCGTGCTCTCCAACCAACTGCACAAACGAGTTTCTGTTACCACGCACATTCATCACTGAACCATGCTGCGTGTGGTAATATTTTTGCATGATTACTAAAATACACGTGCAAAAAATCATATTTATATAGTCTGTCGATTAAACTCCGAAAATCATTCTTACTGCTCACATTATGTCGTTTGTTGCTACAAACAATAAACGTAGCAATAGCAGGTCAAAAAATTAATTTTGAGAACAAAAAAGGGGCTCAGAAAAAAATGGCACTAACCGATAGTGAATTTAAAGTTATGTTAGAAAAAAAAATGTTCTTTCTGAACCCTGGTGAACATGAAATTTTTGTGAGGATGTATCAAGGAGATTTTCCAACATCAACGATGCTGTATCTATCAAACGTTGCACATGTGGAATCATCGTTAATGCAACACATACGACTAATGGGTGTTCTGAGCAAAGAATTCCCATTTGTACAAATCCAACCACAAGTGTTGCTCCGAATTTTATTTTATGTATTGATTGAAGATTTGCCACGCAAACATAAAGATCTAGTATTAGAAAAAATAATCTGATAAAGTCTGGAATCAATTTGGACAAAAAGAAGGAAAATTGAATAAATTTCCGAAAACTCTGTTTGAAGGATGGCTTCCGTGTTTTCTACTGTTGGTTTTGATGTTACTGCTCACATTGTGTCGTTTGTTGTTGACAATAATGGTCGTGGGAATGATTTGCGTTCACTCACAAGCCTCGCGCTCACATGCAAGTTTTTCGCAAAATTAGCCGCAAAAAAACACCCACAGGTTCTCCTATCTGGTGTTCAAGGGCTTGTCCGCGAGTTCAAATACCGTAGTGTCCGTTGTTTGTTGCCAATTTTGTTGCCATTTTGTTCAACTAAAACGCTGAATTTTCCAAGAAACAAAATTTTGGACACCATTGTTCACGATGGACACATTGATCTCGTTCGTCTGCTCATTGATGATGGTCGTACTACCGTTACCAGTGATTTGTTTGATACTGCCATCTCGAAAAAACATGTTGAAATTTCAAAATTATTGCTGAAATGTCCTGGCATTGATTTCCATGGTTACTCTTTTCAAAAAACCTTGATTCGAGTGTGTAAAAATGGCCCACTGGATCTTGCAACCATGTTGATGGAGGATGATCGTGTGCACGTTCAGTATCATACGTGCTTCCAGACTGCTATATATGGAAACCAACGAGACATTGTTGCAATGTTGTTGGCAAACGACAACGTTGACCCGACTCGATGTTTGCCAAATGTCATGTCAAATATATGCACACGTGGTTATGTAGAAATGCTTCACATTCTACTTGAAGATGGTCGGATTCCTGTAACCTGCGTCTCTCTCAAACATGCAATCAGACATGATCGTGTACAAGTTGTGTCTATGCTGTTGGATTGTGACAAGATAGACGTTAACCAAGCTATTGGAACAGTCATTGAAACTGGTCGCTTGCCAATTGTCCAAATGTTTATTGACCGGGAAATTATCACTGAACATATTGCTGGCAAGTACATGAATCTGGTCAGAAGAATGCCCAAAGGTGTCAGAAACATGTTGAGAAAAACTCAGCCAAAAAAACGAAAAAGACAATAAATTCCGGGTATTTGATTTTCACTGTTTCAGCTAGAATTCATTTCAACTGGCCACCAGAAATTATTTTCTGAAATTTCTTTCAACAAACTAAACCGAAATTTTCACAAAGTACATCAGTATAAAGTTCATGAGGAAAATTCTGTGAATTGTGCAAGAATACAAGTTTGGTATTTTTTTCTGGGGGCAAACTTGTATTTTTGCACAAATGGTTTTTGAACTTTTTTCGGACCAAAAAATATTTTTGAAATCTGGGAGCAAAAAAAACCCAAAAATCATTTGTGCAAAAATACAAGTTTGCCC